GACCAGACTCAGCGTAGGGTGTTAATGATTCATAATCAAAACCATACTCATGGTCATAAAGATGGTAGTTATCAGCAGATGCCCAGATTGGTCTTTGTAATGCTCCATGATCAACGCCAGAGGTTCTAGCAAGTTCCCCAATGGCCCATGTGTTCTCAGTGTAATTATAAGATATATACTTATTGCATTCTCCGCTTGAGCCGGATGGATAAAACCACCAAACCTCGCTATTTCTTGCGTTGCTGACAGCCCAAACCTTGCTGATCTGATTAGAGTTAATGTCAGAGAATACATAGTCAGAAACGCTGCTAGGGAGCTTCTGGACCTCACCTCCGTTATACAGGAAGAATGAGTTTCTACCCATCCAAGCTGCGCCAGTGCCAATACTTGCGACAGCCTTCTGCGAAATGATTCCACAAGATGAGCCTACACGCTCAATACCATAAACGTATGGTGGGCCTTGATAAGTAGCAGCATGAGCATCAATAGTTGTCAGGATGAGAGTCTGTCCCCTAACCCTGATTGCGCACATAATCTCGCCTTCAGTCTGAAGCTCAAGATCGCCAGCCTCATTAGTCGCGGATGGAGTCCATGTGGTGTTATCTTCTTTATCTGACCACTGTACAAGTCTAGGATTTCCGCCAGCACCTAAAGCAAATAAGAACCTTTCCTCAGTCACTATAATAGAGCGATTGCTTGTTGGAGCATTGGTAACAACGGCGGCAGGTGTTGCTGTATTAAGCTGCCACTCATATATCTTTCCATCATCGGCAGTGCATCCTACAAGGTACTCGCCCCAGTTATCTAATGCCCAAGTGGTTACTAGCTGCGGAGATGTTGTCTCAAGTCTAGGCGTTCCGTAATACTCTTGACCATATAATCCACCACCATAGCCAGAGCTTATTGGAGAATCTTCAGTGCCAGTAGTGAATCCTGTTGGAGTGATGTCATATCTAATGCCAGCTTGATTCCATACATAAAGCTTCTCATAGGTTCCGCCAGCAATATACTTGTCATCAGAGTTATCGGTCCAAGAAAGCATACCTCTGACTGAGGCGGCAGAAGCAGTCTGACTCCTAACAGTCCATCCGCCAACAGGCCGCATAGTTCCATCAATCCATCTTACTAAGTTGGAATCTCGCCATCTATTGGCCGACTGAAGGTCAGTTCCATTGCGATAAATCCCAGACTCGATCTGAAGCGGAATTAGGGCCATATATCTATCTCTCTGTGATACTAGGAGTGCTAGATAACTCTTGTGGTACTGTAGTTTTAGCCATTATAATTTCTCCATCAATTCAGCTAATCTAGCCTTATCAGCATCAGATACTTTCTTGCCTTCAATCATTCTAGGTACTTTAACTGTCTTAGGCTGTGTAATCGGGAATTTCTTGTGAGTAGTATTACAGATGTCACAGATGCCATTACCATCCTCATCTACACAAGGTATCTCATCAAACAGTGGAATCTCTTTAGTCTTGGTAACTGTTTTGACTACTGCTTTATCGCCTACTACTTCTGTTACTTCTTCAGTGGCTTCTACAGTTTCAACAGCTTGGTAGTCTGGTTCGTCTTTAAGCTGTATTAGTCTAGCTGCTTCCTTATAAATACCGCCAGTATCTCTATGGATAGCTTTTGTAAACTCTGCTAGTTCTGGACAGTCACACTGGTCATAGTCTGCGTCTGTACCTTCAACAATCTCACCTGTCTCAGTCTTTTTAACTGGCTGCGCAATTATTGGCGTATTGAATTTATCTTTATACATCACTGAACAGCAACCAAACAAAGGATTATCTTCAAAGCCTGCTGGTGTTCTTTTCGTGCCAGCACCTTCGTACTTAACCCGTCTAGGCATAGCATGGAACTCAATACATTTAATATCTGTAGCTTCATTAACAGTTTTAATATTTTCCATAGCAGTTTGTACTGCCTGAATCTCACCTGATAGGTCTGCATCACTCTCGAATTTCTCCATGTGACACTTGCCTTTATCATCCATGTAGACAATAAAGACTGCTGGCTCTCTAACCTCTGGCGAGCCATCTTTCAATGTAAGATTTGCTTTCGGTTCTGCTGTAATTAGAAAAGGTTTCACAGTATCTCCATTAAATTTCATAGGATGCTCCCCACATTATTTCACATGCAGCATCTAAGTTTGGTGTACCTAGTGTTCCACCCCCAACAGGAACTTCTTGTAATTGTGCAAAAGTTGTATTAGGAGCTATATAACCTCCTGTACACGTATGGTTGGCACTAAGCGTAATTTGATACTGGTAAGGGGAGCTTAGAGCAAAATATGCAAATGAAGATGCCGTATATGGTATAGAAACTCTAAAACCTCCCGACCCAGTGTGAGCCGTAACAGCACAATACGCATTGAATACCACCAGCCTTCCTATCCTTGTAAGTGTTCCATTTTGATAAGTATATGTTCCTGTCCCTGCCGTAGATGAGCCTTTTGTAATAGGTGACCACGTTGTCTCAAGGTAGTAATCAAGCAAATTTCCTGCTAGTGTACCCCCAAGGTAAATCCCGTCTGTAGCCGTTACTGTCCCTGCAAAAACAGCAGATTCACTACCGCTACCACCTGATAGGGTTAGGTTGGTTACTCCATTGTCTGCCCTAAGTTCATAAGTAGCGCCAACTTTTGCGGTTCCGTTATCTAAAAGATTGGAGTCATAATTCCACCTACCAAAGACAGCACCTACTGAATCAGAAGGACTACCAGCAAATATAGCACCAGAACTGGCATCAGGGGTCAGTATAGACATACCTCCACTAGCAGAGTTCTCAACTACTAAGTCATCTGCGGCAGTAGACGCAGTAACACTACCAGCACTTGCCGTATGGACATGAAGCGTTCCGTCTGGCGAGGCAGTACCTATGCCGACATTATCAGAGCTATCAATAGTGACAGCAGTAGCCGTACCATTATCATCAATGCCTGTGGAAGTAAAGGTGGTAAACGTACCAGCACCAGCACTAGAACCGCCTATCGTGACTCCATCAATTGTGCCGGAGTTAATATCAATGCCGGTAACAGGAGTAGTACCATCAAGCAGGTCATCAATACTGTCCAAGTTGGTATTGAGCTTAGTACCCCAAGTGTCATCAGACGCACCGACTTCGGGTTTAGTCAATCCGTATGTGGTAGTAGTAGTATCAGCCATTTTGTGCCTCTATAGTCCTGTCCAGCTTTCGCTTGTGTTAGTTTGATTTGTCCAAGTTTCTGGCAACAGGGTTATGTCTGTCCAAGAATCACTTGGCTCTGAATCATCCTGCCATTTAAATCTAGCCGAACATGATGCGCTAGATGTAAACGATTCTGAGCATGATGCGTTTTGTACTCTGTTTACCGATAGCCCGATTATAACAGATATTGCAGCAGTTGATGACGCAGAAAGTACAGTAACAGCATTAGCACTTGTTGTAGTGCTGGAGCTACTTGTGGCCGTTCCAAGTCTAATGCGTTCACCAGAAGCCGTAACAGAGCTGCTGGGCGATACAGTTGCAGAGCAAGTCTTAACTGCAACAGCAGATGCGGTAACAGCAGATGTCAATGCGCTAGTTGCGCTTAAATCAAATACCCTGACAGCAGATGCGCTCGTTGAGCTTGTGATAGCCTCTGTGAGCGAGCCTAGCCTTACTCTAGTGGCTGAGGCAGTCGTTGCGCTAGTTATTGCCTCAGTAGCACTGCCGAGCCTTACAATTTCTGCTGCTGCGGTAGTCGTTACCGAGCTTATTGCTGTAGCCGAACCAAGCCCAATCCTCTGCCCAGTAGCCTCACTGACAACAGAGGTTATGGATGTGGCAGATGCTCCCTCAAAGACTTCAGGGTAGCCATACTTTCCAGAGCTATACGCCCCAGTGCCATATCCGGTTCTTAGTGCCATTAGTCGAGCGTAATATCCAAGTCACCGGCAGGGATTCGGAATACGTCACCGCTTGCAATAGCCTTGCTTGCATCTAGGGCCGCATGAACAATCATGGTTCCACCAGAAGAAGCATCCATAACGCCAATGTGGGTAATAGTTCCCCAACTTGCAGTTGCAGCAGCAAACTCTACAGCCGCGCTATTGGTAGCCGTGTTGCCTGATACAGTCAGGGTAACAGCAGTTCTAGCGTATGAGCCGCCAGATACTTCAGTACCGCTTCCAGTTTCGCCTGGGTCAGTAGTAAAAAGGCCAATGTACCAAGCGGTCGGCCTAGTAGCCGAATCACCAGTAAACAGCCAGGTTAGAGTGGTTGTTTCATATGTATTAGTTAATGACATCAGTAGCTCCTGATTTTAAGTCTAAGTCCAGAGCCGCCATGCTTGGCACGATTGCTCTGAGTGTTAATTGATTGTACAGCACCAGCGTAAAGCATACTCCAAACCTGCATTCTAGCATCATCCTTCAGGTAAGGTGCTGATTGCAATAATGCTCCATAGAGATAGGCATCAGGGTGGCTTGCGAGTATCCAGTTGCTAGTGTTCGAGTCTGACAGCTTGGCTATGCTGGCGTAATATAGTAATTCAAGATTGTAGGTGGCATCAGGTGTTGGATATACCTCAATAGCTCCGCCGGTTATTGCGTAGCTTGTTGGCCTGCCAGAAGTGTTATTGCTGTCCTGTCTCAGCTCAAGCATATCATCAAGAGATATCAGCTCAAGCCTAGTAGATTGCTCCTCAAGGTGCATCCTAATCGGCTCTAGGAAGTCACTAGGAAGCTCTGAGTACCTGGTATCAATCTCGGCAGTAGATCGCTTCTCCATGCTGTAATGGCGTAGCTCACGCTCCATCTGTGCTTCAGCCAGAGTGATGAAGTCAGGGATAACAGAAGTTAAATCATCGCGGTTGAGAAAGTCAGCGATTGATGTTTTTAATTCTGAGTATGTTGTGATTGCCATAAATTTTTACCTCTTGCCAGCATTATAGCATTTTCTGGTGCTTTTCTAACGCTGGGATTATATAATTAAGGGTTTCAATTGGAGGCAAATATGAAACTATTACCAATGATAAATACCGAAGCAAAAATACCAAAAGAGATTTATGATCATCTAATGATGATTGAGGTTAAAAAATCTTGGATTGGCAGGCCGCTTATGGATGTTCAAGATGTTGTCGCAGAGCTTACTGAGATGTGCGGCAAAGAAAAAGCATCTTTATTTAAACCTGAATATTTCTGCATTATTGATTAGCTAATCTATCCTGTATTCGTCTTAAAATACCTTCTGTTAGGATGCCTGTGTATGGCTTCATCTGCAAAGCTCTTATGTCTTGGGCTGATGGAGCTATCGGGTTTATATAGGCTGTAGATGTTTTCTTGGCTCTTCTAAAATCAGCAAGTTCAGGCAAAAGCTCATATATGCCAACATCCTCATTCAATCTTCCGATTCCCTCACCTGGTAAGCCAGCAGCATATGTAGGATGGCCAGATTGAGATATGATGCCTCTTGATGTATCTACAATACCAACATTCTGTAGCCCTGCATCCATAGCGTTTAATTGTGTCGGGTCAGCAACAGCAAGCCTTGCCTCAGTATAAGAAAGTCCACCTAAGCCTCTGTTCTTGTCCAAGATTTTTTGTATTGCTTTCCTTTGGTTTCCAGTTAGCTCTCTCATTTGGACAGCAGATTCAGGATTATCAAGGCCTTTAAAATCTGGAACTATTATGTTTTTACTTTCAGTAATATACTCATCTGTTGTGCCGGGCTTTAATCTTCTGACCGATACATTTATCCCCGTTTCTCTTATTTCCTTGTTTATTGCTTGTATGTCGCTTGGTGACATATTTCGGCCAGCATAAGAAACCATAGCCTCGCCAGTCATTGTGGAATAGTCTCCTCCAGATGGAGCCATTCTCCAAGGAATATATATAGGGTCTTGGCCTGCTGCCTTTCTTGCATCTTTTGCATATTCCAGCATCTGAGCGACAACTTTAGGGTCTGATGCCCAAACCTGTCCAGAGTTCATAAGATCAAACATATAGTCTTGACCTCCCCTCAAATCTATAGGCTGATCAAAAGCTGTATTATTTATTCTTGTTAGCAGTCCTCCGGCAGCAGTTCTATCTGACATAGTAGTCATGAACGGCCTTCCTTCAAGATCAAATATGCTTAGATTAGGGATGTCTAAATTCCTAGACTCATATTGCGCTTCAAAAGCTTCACCCAATCTTGTTGCGTCAGCTTTCCCCATTTCTCCTGTCTTTTTAACAGTCCTTGGTGAAAATCTTGTATCAACGCTTTCTGGGTTAAATGTTCTTGCAGCCCTTGCAGTCGCTTGAATAGCTCTAGGGGCTTTGAGTGCTGGCCCAACAATAGCTCCAGCTAAAGGTATGGTATAAGCTGCATCGCCTAGTAGCCCAAGCCCTTGTAAGGCTGCATCGAAATAATTGCCTTCTCTGAAGTTCTGTCTCAAGCTTGGATTGAACTGGCCTTGTGTAGCAGTATCAAGCAGCCCTTGCTCTCTGGATGGCATTGCAGGCATATAACCGCTTGCGTCTAATGCTCCTGCACCAGGTGCTAACTGTGATCCGAAGTAAGCCGCTTGTGATCCAGTGAATGGCATCTCTGTGGGAATGCCTGCCCTTCTCAAAGCTTCAAGAGCTTGAGCTTGCTGCTCAGGTGTCAGCTCTCTGCGCCTTGGTAATAATCTGTCCAGTATTCCGTTAGCCATCTTGCGCCTCGTAAATCACATGAGGCGATTATAGCATAGTTGGCAGGTTTTCTTACGCTATGCCCTGTAGCCTTCTGCGGATGGGTGCGCCCCAGTCTTTAGCCGGCTGGTAGCCAACTGCCAGGTAACGGAAAGCATCTGCTGGGTGCGATGTCCAATCGTGGAGTGGTCTGCCTCGCCAAGCCTTGCCTACATCATCCCAATCTCTGCGGTACTGCCTGAGAGCGTCTACTCCCCTATCGCATTGAGGCTCATCAAACCAGCACCGATCAAGCTGGGAGCGTACCTGCTGGATACCATCCTCGACAGATACCATTGGGCAGATAATTACATTTGACAGGCCAAGATTCTGTAGGACCTCATATCGGCTAAGTCCAGTGCCTAGCTCTTTGACTCTGACATCGTGAGGAAGTATGTGCTGGTCATAGGCGTAGCCCTTGTCAGCTAGGACTCGAACATAGTGGTCTAGAGCCATACCTGAGTTCTCGTAGTAATCAATGATGCGAATCTCTTTGCCAACATACTGAGCAAACCATATGCTGGTGGTATCTGCCATACCTAAATCCCAAGCTGTAACTACAGCAGCGTTCCGGTCATATGGTACAGCACATATCCTGCCTTCTGACTGCGCTCTAAGCATCTCGGTGGCGTAGTAGCTGCCCTCAACATGGATACGGAAGTCACCTTCCCAAACGTGCGGATAGATATCTGGTCGTTTCTCTTTGTCTTCCAAGCGAGCTTGCTGTAGCACTGAAGGAAACCAGGGGTTATCTCTCCAATTCATCTCAGCACATTTCATATCGTCTGGCGGCGTTTCTCTGAATCGCTTATGGGTAGCTGACTGTTTGCTCTCTGGATTCCAAGTAACCCATATCTCTGATTCATGTTCTCGGACAGTTGGTATTAGCTTCTGCCATGCGCTCTCAGATACGTTCTCAGCTTCGTCAACCCAGCATATCAATATCCTGCTGCGGCTCTTGAGCGAGTCTACATTACGTCTAAGACCAGCGAATGAGTAATTGATTCTGCCATCTTTGCTGCGGATATATCTCTCGCCAACCTCGTAATAATTCTTGAGCCAGTCAACAGAGGATATGGCAGCCTTGACTTCTTCTAGGGATGATTCATCAAGTGAGTTGAGATGTTCCCTAGCGCAAAGGATAATGCCTTCCTTGCCAGCCTTGCCCCACTGATATCCTCGGACCGCAGTCATCAAAGCAAAGGTTCTTGTCTTGCCAGACCCTCTGCCACCAAAGCTTGCTCGATAACGAGCCTCGCCCTCAAAGACTGGCCGGAGCTTATCAGGTAAATTAATGGATGCCGATTTCTGGTTCGTCATCTTCGTGATGTGCTGCTACGCCCTGGAGGACTACATGAGTTGGTGCTAGTGAGCCATCAGAGGTCATGTGCTGCTCTGTTTTCTCAGACATACCATGATTAGCACTAAACAACATCTTGGCAATCTGGGCGTTGTACTCGCCGTTCAAGGAGCCATTCATAAGGGCCAGCTTCTGCTGGGTTTTGACTCTCTCTAATGCTGAAGAGAAATCATCGTGTTTGTTTGCCCAATCACTCATAGTGTTTACATTCGTGCCTAACAGGATAGCAAGCCTATCTAGTGTAGGAATAGCATCTGCAAGCTTCATCCATCCGCCGTCAGCGTAGTCAAATGCTTGTTCAACGTATTCTTCTAGATAGCTGCTGGGTCTGCCTCTTGGTAATTTATCTGCTGTGTAAGTCATCTTCGCCTCACAATTGAATTTTCGTTTTCTACATCGCTAAAGCTTATGCCGTACCCTTGTGTTTCCAAAATACGAATCAGCTTAACTATTTGCTCAAACAGGACTGGATTTTCTGTAGGATAGCCATTCTCATTCAGAAGGTATTTTATTTCTTCTCTTGTCAGGGGTGCGATGTCCATTACTGGATTCTACGCTCTTTTGTTTAGATTTGAAAATCTTATCCCATGATTCTGAGAATTGCTGAGATGATACCTGTCTTGGCCTTTGCAAGCTGCCTTTGCTCATACTCGCTCCTGGTTCTTTGTGATAAAGACACATCCCAAGCTGGCTCGTTTTCATGACCTCTGCGCTTGTATGCCTTTTGATTCTGCTCTTTCTGGTAAGCTAGTTTGCAGTCAATACATTTTAGCTGGTTATGCCGCCAGCGTTCACTGCCTGGTTTTTCTTCATGGCAGCTTGTGCAAATAAATGAATTCATATAGATAACAAAATCATAATTATCATTGATAGCAAAATAACCATTCCTGCCCATGCTTCAAATTTTTGTTCTTCAGGTGTTTTGTTTTTCATGTTGTCACCTTTTGTTGATAATCTGGAGCATCCTTGCCCCATTTACCACTTGGAGTAGTTCTCAAAAAATTCCTTTCAAGCTGCCGGCAATTTCATCGATATATCTACTTTCCTTTGCCAAATCCATCGGGTCAGGCTTGTTAGTGCCATCCCACATACTCCAAATTATATCAGCATCTTGCTCAACAAAATACATGGCATACCTGTTACATGCATCTTGCAATCTCAACTTTCCCTGATCTCCGGGATTATTAAAAACAACGAAGTTGAGCAAGTCATCTGACAGCAAGTCATCGCCATTGATTACCTCGCTCAAAAAATCACCAGCACCCATTTCATTTTTCAGGTGCTGCCAGACCAAGAATAACGCTTTGTCGCTAGGGTCGAACTCACCATACCTGATAAATTCGTTTAAATTATTTTCATAAATATTTTTTAAGCTCATAGTACCCATCCCATAAATGTGTAAAAAATTATTCCGGTCAGCATTATTATGCTGCCAGTAGCATATGCCAGTTCTGATATATAGTGTTTTTGCTTTTTGGTAAGTTTCATGTTTATCTCCCGAACAAAGGGTTGTCAAAATCTTCAGCATCAAAGCCAATGTGTGCGCTCTCATAACATACATAGTTATTGATCAACCACTGTCCCCAAGGTGATCCAGCTACAGCTCTTAAAACTTCTGCTGCTGGGAGGTTAGAGATTTTAACTAACTGCTCTATAGTTAAATCTCCGTTGTTACATGCTATCTCTTTAATTTCTTGGTGTGTCATTTTCTCTCTCCTGATGCACATCCTTGTGCTGGTTTGGTTAGTAAGTGTTATGTATAGTTTGTAGAGCGGTCACGATTGGGTTGTTTGACCCTCTGGATATATCGCAGAACTCTGCGTACCAGCAATTATTTTCTATGTTATAAACAGTTATGGTATCAATAACGTGTTGGCCATCTGCAACAGTTACTTTAGCGTAAGAACCAACACCATCTTCTTCAATTATTTTATAAGTTCCGTTGAAGTCAGAATTTTTTACTTTAAATGATCTTGCTTTAATCACTACAGTTTCTTCTCTACCTGACCAGTCTGATCTGTTGTAAGTAAGTTCGTTCATGTCTTTATCTCCAAGTTTGGGTCAGCACCTCGCCAACCATGTAAACATTATCGTTTATAATTCACATTATGTCAACATTTTTGTTTAATTATTTTCGTGTTAGTTCTTTGGTCCGAAAAAACCCTTGATATTCAGGATGATAGTGCATGAAAAGTCTTGAATAATAAGCAATGAAGTCGTTGGATATTTTAAAATCATCGCCCTCAGTCTCAATTGATGTCTCCCATCTGATACGATTTATGACTAGCCAGGCAGATAGGTGCTTGTGGCCTCGATTGATAGCTTGGAAGGTAAAACGCTCAAACAGCTTATATACGTGAGGATTCTTCCTGTGCCACTTCCACCATCTTTCCTTCGTTGTCATCATTGGCTTTTCTCCGTTTTGCGTATTTAATCAATGCAGCATCTGCCCAGGCTTTAGCTTCTGGCAGCACTGGTTGGCTGGTATTGATGTCAATTGATCTCGGCCATATCCCAAATCTTTCTTTGTACTTCCAAGCTGCCCAGCCATCCTTGAATCCCCAATCTCTGCTGAGCTTCAGAAGGCTAGAATAAAACTTGCCCATATATTCCCTGTCCTCTGGCGTTGCCTTCTTTCCGCTTATCCTGACAAGCATCTCTTGAGTGCTGGTGAGTTCTTTTTTGATTTCAAATTCAAAGCCGCATATACACTTAATCCCAGTCATTATGCGGTGGCACTCTGGACATTCGTTAGGCTCTTTTTCTTTTTTCTCTTTTAGCTGATTCTTCTCAGCAAATTTCTTCTCATTGGTACTCAGCTCGCTTGGTATCATCCATTCAACCAGCCCATGCCTTTTCCCAACATTTCCTGAATGATCTAGATATACTGCGTATTCTTTGCCAGGAGCTATGCGCATTATTCTCCCGGCGCGTTGCTGGAACTGAATTTTTGAAAAAGTGGGAGTGCAATCGATCATGCATGAGGTAGTAGGTGAATCGAAACCGGCAGTCAGTAGTTGTGAGCAAGACAATATTTTAATCTTGCCCTCATCATGCTGCTTATAAAGTTTCAGCCTCCTAGAGATATCTGTATATCCATCAATGTGTGCAGCAGGTATGCCATTCGCCTTGAACATTTTTACAAGGTACTTCGAGTGAGCGATACTTGGAGAAAAAGCAATAGTCTGGCGGTTCTCTCCATACTTTATCCAATTCTCAATGATTGAGCCTGTCAGCATATCCTTGTTTTCATTTGTCCTCTTCTCCAGATGTTTGGGGTCAAAGTCAGAGCCACCAGTTTTGATACTTCTTGTCCTTAGAGCTGCCGTATTGATGTGCTTACCGCCATAGTAAGTTATTGGGGTAAGGTATCCCTGTTCAAGCAGCTCCTCTGTAGTGGCAGGAATTAATAGGTCATCATAAGTTAGCCCTAAGCCTTTACTATATGGAGTAGCCGATAATCCGATAATCTTTGCTTGTGGATATGTGTCAAGAATCTTCTGCACACCCTTATATACTGTGTGGCATTCATCAACAATGATTAGCTGTGGGTCAGGGTCATAGCCATTTTTCATGCGTATCGAAAGGGTTTGAGCCGAAGCAACTTGGATAGGTGCAGCGTAGTCAGTGTCAGGGTGATCACTTTGCAACACTCCGGTCCAGATGTCCCAATCTCGAAAAGCATCAAGCGTCTGGTCCACAAGCTTAATCCTGTCGCAGATGAAAAGCCCTCGGTTGCCCTTGTCTTGACAGCCTTTCATAAGGTATGCGGCCAGATGCGTTTTCCCGAATGCGCATGGAGCTGCAACTATTGGGCGTTTATGGCCAGACTGGAAAGATGCCTTGAGCATCTCAACAGCCTTTTCCTGGTGAGGTCTAAGCTTCATAGCATACCAACCTGAGCAATAATTATTTCAGACCAAGTAACGCCTTTCTGAGCATACTTGTCGAACATAGATTTTATGTACTCAGTGCCTTGAGCTTTATCGAATATTGAGCTTATTGAAACGTATTCCATCATCGCAAGCTTGTCCTCGTAGCTTGCTGGCTTCAGAAGTCGGTCATAGGTCTGTTGGAATTTTTCGCTATCCCTGCGGAGTATTGGTACACCAATAGTTAGCTTACATTCGTTCCTCGCATGATGCCCATCGCCACCATAAAGCTGCTCTGCAATAATATCGTATATCAAGTAAAACAACCGATTTTGCGGAATAGTTCTGTGAGCTGGTAAAAGCTCAACCACAAATGGCTTCTTTTGCTCTTTCAAAGCGTCAATCAGAAAGTTTAGGCTTTCTTCGTTTTTTACTGTCCACGTTTGCATCTTCATCTCCAGAATTTTTTGTTGCATCTGGATTAAGCCTGCTCCGCCAAGTCATCTCTGTTTCCCCGCTAGGCAAGGTAGTAATCTTCCCGCCCTTTTTGAGATAGGCCGCAATGTCGGCAGCAAGCTGGTCCAGATGTTTTTGTTTTTTATTTGTCAAGGTTCAGCATCTCTTGTAAAGATAGCTCAAAAAAATGAGCCAAGCTGATCGCAACATTTATTTTGCAGTCGGTATTATTCCTAAACCTAGAGACTTGCTGGGGTGTTGTCCCTAGTCCATCACCTATCTGCTTGTTAGTATATCTGCGCATAGCCTGTGCAGCCCTTACACATTTACCAAAGTCTACATTAGAATGGGGCATCATCAAAATCCTCGTTCAAGTTTGGAGTTGGCTGCTGTTTAGGCACATCTTTTGCCTGGACACTAAATGATAGCGTTGGTGCTTTGGGGTTTTCTTTATCGCCACGCCAAGCTGATAGCCAATAATCTTTACCATCAACTGTTATTGCTCCAGTAAAGTCTGGGTGCTTGTCTGTTGTTTTGCGGTCATTTTTCCAGATAGCTCCGCGATTGTTATTATCATAATTCGTCATTTTTATTTTCCTCTATTGTGTAAGTTGGTGAGTTTTGTACATCTTGCAAAATCAGGTTTAGCTGGTTTTGAAAAATTTCTATCGCATCGACATATCCTGTTTTGTATATGTTTTGTAATTCTAAAGGCTCTTTCTCAAGCTCTTTGCCATACTTGTCTTTGTACCTCATGCTGAATATAGTCATGTAGCTCATACTTTGTACTCTTTTGCGAGCTTTTCAATTTTTTGGATCATCTCGTAGGATAGTGTGCTTAGTTTTTGAATAAAATCTTGATCGCGCTCCACCTTAATCAGCAATCCAACAAATTCAGGATGAAATGCAAAAAAATACGCATGGTCAGCTTCGGTAATCCATAGCTGGCCCTGCACTTGAGGCTTATACTTTGGCGGCAGGATTCCATCTCGAAGATACTCAACCATCGTGTTCGCCATCGGGCATTTTATTTCTAAGACAGCTACCTTTCCGTCTGGAAGGTCAATCACGCCATCTGGCGAACAGCCGATTTCCAGCTTATCGTGCTTGCAGAATCCAATCTCGCTGACAGAATAGTCAGTGATAAATTCAAAGTTCTCCCTTGCCATTGGCTCCAGCTCAGTACCACGCTTCATTGCCTCAGTCTCATGCACATAGGCTTGCTGCTGCGTAACCTTCTCGGCTACCAGCTCATTGATATAGCCATCAACCTGCTTGCTTGCCTGACCTGTTGGTGTGATTATTTTATGGAACTGTGATGCAGAAGGTACGCCAATCCTATCTGCAAACCATTCTGGGGTTCGTTGCTCAAATTTAGATATTCTCATTAGATTTCCCCTTCTTCATTTCAATCATCTGTAGAGCGCGGATGTACTCAGGTTCGGTGAATTCTTCAAGCGATTGTTTTTTAAATGCCTTCAGAAACTTTTCCAAATCTGAATCCGATTCTTCCAGCGCATCGTATAAAGATTCTACCTGCACACCAGTGATTGTTTTAGGATTGCCACGCAACATTGAGCTTTCACCATCATCATCTTCAGCAGGGATTCCAGCAACAGCTTGAAGTGAATAGCGTCTTGCGTAAGTGATTGCTGAACCTGCTGCCTGTGGGTCGAGCTTCTGCAATGGCAAGTAATAATCCTGCTCCATCCACTCGCCACTTTCGTGCATCAGTCTTGTGACCACACCGATAGCTGACTGAGTTGAAATGGGGAACTGGACATAGCTCAAGCCATTGTCAGCAAAAGGCTGCTTAACTGCTTGGACAACAGAACTAAGGTCCGCATATTTTGATTTGAAGAACGGGTTGTCTGCTGACTTTGCAGCTCCGCCCATCTCTGATTGTGCTTTACATAGTGCTGCTGCGAGCGCAGCGATTGATTCGCTAGTTTTCATCTTTGTCTCCAGTTTTATTAGTTAAGATGCAAGCGTAAACTAATTCGATTAAGATTGCAAACTTTTTTGATTGGATTAAAAAAGCCCCTGCTAGTTCAGGCTAACAAGGGCTTTACTTTGTTGGAGACAAAGCCATGCTAAGGGAGAACATGGAAATCAAAGTATGCACTAACACAGACTGTTCCGCAAATTATTTTAACGGGTATTTTTTCAAAGCAAAAAAAATATTTTATTTTTTTGTAATATTTCAGTATGATAAGTGCCTCTTGGGAGTTAGTGATATTTTCAGCAATCCTCAACGATTAGCAACTCACCAAGAAAAGTGTGGCAAAGCCTGACTTCCTCACGGCTAATGTCTAGCTATAGACTTTAAAGATAGCGGCAGAAATGCGACAGGCAAGCACCCATAAATTCTCGCTCTGACTAGGCTTGTCAACGAGAACCTGAGAAGCAACGTGGTTGGCAGGGTGTGAGCTATGCTGGATTGAGCAGTACAGGGTCGGTTCATCTTTGTGGATCGGGAATGAGTACCACGCCGAAGGGCGTTTTGACTTAGGTCAGGTGATTGGAGCATAACCCCAGCAGGTTAGCTCTTCTCAGGGGAAAAAGCCTAGATGTGTCTGGAGACAGAGGGTAATGCGTACCAGGAGATGCTATCTTTGCAAGACTAAAGTTCCAGAGCAAGAAGCAGTCATGGGGCAGCTAAAAGCATTCTGTAGCATGGACCATCTGCTTCAATGGGCCAAATCTGATAGCGGAAAAGAAGCTGTTAAGAAAGCGTATAAGCGAGAAACAAAAGAGATAAAAGAAAAGTTAAAAAGTCGCTCAGATTGGCTTAGAGAGGCTCAGACAGCCTTTAATGGGTATATTCGGATAAGGGATAAGGGTAAGCCATGTGTATCGTGTGGAAAGCCTGATGATGGATCACATCAAAGACACGCATCACACTACCGCCCAAGCGTCAATCGAGCAGTTACTTTTAACACTTACAATGTCCATGCCAGTTGCGCACAATGCAACACTATGAAGTCAGGAAATCTGATACCCTACCGCGCACATCTAATTGAAATGATTGGTGAGGAAAAGGTCTTGTGGTTGGAAAGCCAAACCCAGCCGCACACTCACGAGATAGAATATCTCAAGCGGATCAAAACAATATTTGCAAGGAAAAAGAGGATTTATGAAAGATACTTTAGAGGTTAAGGTTTGCGACAAATGCAGTAAGAAAACAGCAGAGGAAGTAATAAATTACGAGGAAGGAGTAGCTGTCAGGAAAGGTTGGTACTGCGTCAAGTGCTACCACTTTGATCAAGCAATTGGGAGAGAGAAACGTGTCAGCGAAGGATAACCAGGTTGGCGGAGATCATTATAAGCATCTCAAAATCCAGCCAATCGAATACATAATGGCTAATAATTTAAACTACTGTGCTGGCAACGTAATCAAATACGTAACACGATACAGGCAAAAAGGTGGTATAATTGACCTTGAGAAAGCAAAACACTACATCGAATTGCTGATTGAACAGGAGGCACAAGATGGAATTGAACTGGAAGCTTGCTCAAGAAACGCTACACAAGACATCTGACTTTTTTAACTTTGGCTTAAAAAGAATTGAGAGGCGAAAGCTAAAAGATATTGATGATGATTTAGTCAGGGTCTTAGTTGAAATCGCGCATGTGCGATCTAAGGTAGCCTCAGAGTTAGAATCAAGGTAGGTCTGGGTACTTACCAAAGCGGATCATATCAACAATGGTCTGCGCCCTATTACCGACTTGCTTGAACCAAGCTGAGTCTGAAAACTCATACGCCGCAATTTCGTAATCTTCACTTGCCATAGCAGATAGAGCTTTTGCAAAGCCTTTAAGCCTCGGCATACCTAAGTTAAAGCAGATATCTATCATGGCATCCCTTCTAGCTTCATCAAGCCCTGAAAACCAAGGAAAAGCCTCTCCTAGCTCCTTTATGACTCTATTAATGTCATTGGTCAGCATATAGTCTATCTCATCGTCAAAAAGCCCTAAGCCGCCTTCAGGATCAATATTGCGACCAACGCCGACAGTTATCTTGTTGGCAGTACACTTGTACGCATGAGCTTTTACGCCTTCGTGATGGCGCAGGAGTTTTACGATATTATCAGTCATCTTGTTTCTGCGAACTGCCAAAATAAAATGCAACCACTGTCGAGAAGCTTCCGGTTATGCTTCCTAATATCAGATTTATCGTGGCCTCATTGCCGATTAGATCGTTGGGCAAAACAGTAACCAGAATGATATATGTTGCAAATAGAAGCATCAATGAAATTGCCAAAGCTCTTGCGGTCCAATCCTTTGCGAAGTGAGATCGTGCAGATTGGCGGTCTTGAGTTTCGAGCGCAAAAACATCTACTTCCATCTGCTGCATCTTAGCCTCAAATTCAAGCTCTGCCTCACGAATCTTTGCCAAGTCCTCTGCACTTGCTTGAGATATAGCCTGCTCTACGCTGCGCTCATCTGGCTTGCATCCTAGAACCTGAGAAACAACTTGCATTGCAGCACCGCCTACTGGTCCGCCCAAAGCAGCACCGAGAGTGGGAGCAACAGCACCAACAAGACCTTTTATTGCAGAGAATTTCATAAAATACCTAATCCAATGATGAGAGCTGCTATTGCAGTGAACAAATAGCCAGCTTGCTTGTCAGTTAATTTGCAAAGAAATATTGTGATAGCGTATCCAAGCTTTTTCATTTATCCGCCTTATTATCTAAGCGTTTGAAGATGGCATTTAGCATCTCTTTTACTTCCTTCATGTCCTCTCGGAAATCATCTTTCCTGACGTATTCTATGTGGACCTCTTTTTCCAGAGACTTCATCGCATCGTAGATAGATTTGATGATCCAGCCGCAACCAGCGGCGATAATACTAAATGCAAAGTTAATGAGTGTCTGTGGGTCCACTTTCAATTACTCTTATGTCTGGTTTAGGTTTTTGTTCTTCAAGCTCGTCATAGATATAGCAATAAAATTCATAGCAATCTTCTGGTGTCCATTCGCCACCAGTGTAAGCGCATATACTCATGAGCATTTCTATTTTCTGCTCGTTGTTCATGCTATTTTTTCTTGGCAGTCTTTTTAGCTTTGCGAAAAGCTGAGGCAGTTGGTGCGCCTTTGCTGCCGGGGCTTCTCATTCTTTCAACTTTCTTTGCGCCGCGAGCTTTCTGAGAAGTTATTCTTTTTCGCTTTGCGTTAATATTTGCGTACAAACCTTTACCTGGCATTACCATTTCACCTTGTTAGCCCAATATGCTGCACTCATCTTGCCTTTAGCAATATTTTTAGCATGGCGAGCCTTAAAAGATTTACGTCTGGCCGCATTTGCACTGCTCTCACCTTTACGGGCAGGCGATCCAGATACACCTTGCTGGCCGAAACGAATAAGCTTAGTCTGATCGCCTTCTTTGGCTAACACCACATGACTTTTAGTTGGGTGATTCGGTGTTCTTTTGGGCTTGTTGAAGCCTGCAAGGTTGTTCCGCTCTAATCTTGTGTCTTTAGCCATGAGCGTATTATACACTTTTTACATCAATTTTGGGGCGCACTGTAATGCGAGAGTATTCCCCTACACCTTTTGCGTATGTTATTGCAGATGCGCCTCTTTGCGCCATCATGAAATTTCTTGCTGCGTAAGCATCTCTGGCAGACAGAGTAGGATGCTGCTCAATGAATATCCCAGCCTTCTCGATGACTTGCTTAGTATGGTGGTGTCCTGTGTGAATATATGTCCACTTACACTTTCCAAAATCATCACGCCATTCAGTCGCAAATCTCAATGGCAAATCTTCCAGCTTGCGAGTCAGGTGACCATGATGCCAAGCCAGAAAGCAGTCCTCAAACCTGTAGACGTAGTAAGGGAATGGGCTTAACTCTACAGTGACTCTTTTATTCTTAGCGAACATTGCACCCATGATAGCTCTGAGCCATACTGAGCTTGCTTGGTCGTGATTTCCTTCAGCCATAATCACATGAACCTGCTTGTGCTTGTGAAGAAGCATCTCGACAGCTTTTATCATCAAATTGATTGCTGACTGAACGAGTCTTGGGAATCTTGTGTCGGCATCAAGGACATTTTTACCAGAGCTTGTAACTGGCTGGAAAAGCATACCATCCCAGTGAAGCAAATCACCTAGCTGGGCGAATACAGCTTGCTCGGAATCTGGCGAGCCATCCATCATATCTTGGAAAGCTCCAAGCATAACCTTTTCAGCAATTTCCATGTCCCAATCATTACCAGTTTCGTCTGCCCAAGCATACATACCCAGATGGAAATCCGTCAGAGTGTAGACAGTGCATTTGTCTGCATCTTTCGGAGCCGACTTAGGTTGCTTAACTAATGGAAATGGCTTGATGCCTTGAACAGCGTCAGCAACAAAATCCTTAAACGGCTGCTCTTTGCGCTCTCGGTCAATGTCGGTCTTGTGCCACTGAGCGACGGCAGTTTTCTCGCCTGTCTCTGGATTTATTTTATAGTAGGTAGACTGACCTTTAAGGTAATGTGGAGCAGGTACAGCATTATACATTGGCTCTGAAATTGTGCAGTCAATTCCATGCTTGAGAAGCATCTCTTTCGAGAAGGCAAGCTGCCTTTGCATGGAGCGCATATTAATATTATGAGATTGAGCCATCTCAGACATGGAAATGCCTTTCTTGATTCTTTCTTGGTTTTTTTTCACCCAATACCAGCGAGTGGGATAATTGACAAATATTTCTTCAGCTTCGTCAGGAACAGAAAGCCAATCCCAAGTGTTTTTTGTCGGTAGTTGTGTCATGCTTTTACTCTCATCTCAGTGGATTGGATACCGCGTCAAATGCTTCCCATAAATCTTCTACTTCTTGGGCAAAGCGGTCAACATCCTGTTCAAATTCTTGAATGGAATCCAAAGTATCCTCTGAAAGTCGTTGATTTTCAAGCACTATACGCTCGGCAGCTTCTACCCTATCTCGCAAATCTAGTAGTTGTTGTTGCTGATTCATAATGGTCTGAAGGTTGGTAGCAAGTTCAGCTAATCTGCCTTGTAGCTGGGATACATCTTGTGAGTCCATCTGTTCCTCAATAACAGCGATTCTGGTGTCAAGACGTACTCCTGTACCGCCTACCTCTGAGCGCACTGTATCAAGCTCTGAGCGCATAACAGAGAGTTGTTCTTGCAACGGAGAAATGTCAGGAATGGTAAATTCTGATACAGAGCCTTCCAGCGAATCGATGCGACCAAAGAACTCGGCAGCAGTCCAGATACCGCCAGCGACAGGTGCTAGGATAGATAAAGCAACAATAATCCAAGCACCCTTGAGCTTGAAGCCACCAACACTGACTTCAGCCTCATCCAGCATTACAATTTCTGACCTTCGTAAATACTTTGACCTACGCCCATCACATCCAGAGCTGATTTCATGTCGTTTTGGAAGAAATTCATAAAACCCATAGACTCATTTGTCTGCGCCCAAGTCAGCATCATGTGATCAGTGGATTGCGTATAAGTGGCGGTTGTCTCAAACAAAGACACATTGAAGTCTTGACTCTGCTGGTCAACAGTCTGGGTAATAAAATCATTCTGACTTGCCTGAACAAAAGCAGCAGCCATCTGTGAGTAGGTCTGTACACTTTCAAGTGAATCGTTGTATTCCAATACCTGCCCCTGAGTAATGGACAGGGCGTTATCAGTTACATAAGACTGCAAGGCAAGTTGTGTATCTGTATCGGTAGCATTTGATGCCATATCGAAAACAGTAATGACCTGAGACATCGCGCTGGTCGCATCTACAAAGTCGTCAACAGCCAAGCTCATCTGTTCAAGCGCAATATCCGCTTGGTCTTCAAAAAACATCTGCGCATTATAATAGGTGGCCGCCTGGACATCTGCCAGTGCAGTATTATAAGCATCCATCTGAGCCTGCGATATAATAGCGGAGTCAATCGTATTAGACTCAGCAATCCCACCAATACCAGCATAGTATGCAAGACCAGACACAGCATACTGTCCATTATCAATCGTGGTAATGAGCGAGTTGCTCGCATTGACAAGGTCTGAGATTTCATCAGCGTATGCTTGTCCTGAAACGCTCAGAGATACTGCGAGTGTCGTTAGTGCTTTCTTCATCTTCAACTCCTATGCCAAGTACGGCATCATAAAACTCTCTGTCTTGCCGATAGTTCGGTATCAATAATTCTGGGTCACGCCTCATTGCAAAATACGCTTGCCTGCCTACCATCAGGCTTCCTCTTACCATAACAGGGCAATAAGTTCCTGCTTTGAACATTGCAGTCCAATTCTCATCTGATTGGCATAAACGGCTTATTGCTGCTATCTGCATACCTAAGTCGTTTAAAGCTCTAGCGTCACGCCTTCGGTTACACTCATCATCTTGCTTATAGCCGCCAATGCTGAAGCCTAGTACGTCTAGCTGTATCCCTGCGCCCGTTCCTATCAAGCAGCTATCGCTTCCGTTGAAAATATAGCTTGGCGTAATGGCCGATGGCACTGGTGTTACCCTAGAAGCAGAGCCAGCACCATTGAAGTTATTTACAACAGAATTGTCTGGATTTTCGCTATTGACAGTTGAGTTGACATTATTAGTATTCAAATCACCTGTCTGAGTTTGCGCAAATAGGCTAGTAACCCCTAACGCGCAAATAAGCCCAATCGCTATCCTGTAATTTCTTCTTAACATATGCGGCAAACTCTTGTGTGCCAATGCCAGCTTTACACTCTCTTGACCACTGTTCAGCAATAACTAATGGTATTTTTCCTGCTAACCTCCAGTTTGCATCACCCTTTCTTGATGGAGATACATCCCGAAGATGCTTTGTCATTTTTAAAATCTCTGAGACATCCTGCTGTCTTACGATATGAAGCTTCCCATCTTCCTCTTGCATTTTTTCTTTGATTATTGAGTCTTTCATTTAATCTCCAAAAAATCAGGGGAGCCAAAGCTCCCCATCATTAGTTAGCTATGATTAGTAGCTAGTGTTAACGTCAGCAACGATACCATGTGCTGCTTCGTTATCTATCTGTAAGCCATACTCTACAGAAATCAGTCTGCGCTCACTGTGACCAGTGCGAGCAAGTGGTTTCTGAGTAGTAGGTTTCAGATAAGCTACACGAGCATAGTTCGGGTCAAGAACTAAACAATCGCGACCGCGAGAAAAACGATCTGGAACGATAGTTAGCTCACCGAAGTCACTTACATATACATCAATAGCGGCTGACAAAGTTTTGTCAGTGATATCTTTGTACTTAGTAGCATTACCAGTGAAAGTAGAGATTTCCTGCTTAACGCCTGATCCGCAGATAACAACTGAAGGCTCTGCACCTGCATCCCAGCACTGGGCAATAACAGATTTCAACAGGTCCTCAGTTACGTCACGCTGTGTACCATCGGTAGCAGCAGCATCAACATATCCAGAATCACCAGAACCAGAAGTAGTCCCATCAGCACCATCACCAGCTCTACTAGCATTAGTGCGCAAGAAAGCTGGAAGTCCAGCAGTCTGACGAGCAGTTCCAGAAGCACCAGCAGAAGCAGCTACGTTAGCTGTAAGCATGGTTTCCATATCGCGTTTAAGCTCTTTCAGCTTGTAAGCGATCTGTTTAGCAATAGTCTGCTCGTTGCCTGCGCCATTAACAGCTTCAGCAGTGTCAGATACTTCAACAACTTTATCAGAAATCTGAGTATAGTTGCCCTGACGTACAGCAGCAGTTAATGCGTCATTACCTGGAGCGGCTTCGCCTTCAATAACTCGGTTAGAGCTATCGGCGGCAGTTAAAGATACAACACCCCACTCAAAATAAGTATTGGCAACATTTCTTCGGCCAATAGCAGACATGAAAGGTGTTTCGGTTGGAGAGATAGAAATCAGAGCATCTTGTAAATCTTCACGGATGACTGAGCTATCATAGGTTTCAACAGTATTAGCTGATACGCCCATTTTTTATTACCTCTTAAAGTTAGCTTATTATAAAATTAGCAACGTCATTAACGTCACCAGTTTGTTTCATTCTGGAAACAGCTTGCTCACGCGCTTTTACTTTAGAGAGTGATGCAGATTTCTTAGCTCCAGGCTTAACCATCTTTCGTGAGTTCTTGGTTTTATTAACCGCCTTCTCTTTGCCATTTACGATTTCATCGTATTTCATAGCTTTATACAAAGCTACTAAGGCCCTGTGGTCTGATACCTCTGCAAGCTCGGCCTCAGAGAAGCCTAACTTCATTCCGCCTTGTACTAAATCATCTCTCATCTTGCCTGCCTTTTCAGGGTCAGCAAAATCAGGGATAACTTGAGTAAGTTTCTGCATTTCTTCCTTGAGATATACCTGCCTTGCGTACTCCATCTGCTGATTCTGTTGAGCTTGGGCCTGTTGGATGGTTGCTTGCTGCTTGTCGAATTCGGACTTAGCCTCATCGTACTGCATCTTGGCTTCCATGTACCCAATCGGGTCCTTGTTGAACAGTTCTTTAGTTGGAGCTTGCGGCTCTTGTAACATCTCACCAGATTGCATCTGGCTTAAAAGCTGTGAAGTTTGCTGTCGCTCTTGAAGGAGTGCTTGATAAACTGCTTCAGCTTCTTTCTTCTGATTAGCAGCTTCTTGCATTCCTTTCTGAATGTAAGCTTGACCACTGTAAGAGCGTTTTAGGTCATCTATGCTTACCTGAACTTCCTCTCCATCTACTTTGACGGAAAAAACTTCAAGGGCATCCTGACCATCGTCATCCAGTTCTTCAGCTACATCTTCGGAATCATCTTCATCAACTTCTGCCTCGTCAGCATCAGTCTCATCAGATTCTTCCATATCACCTTCATCCAAGATTTCTTCTTGTACATCTTCAGATTCCACTTCGGGAGTATCTGACTCAAGGTTACTTTCTTGTTCTGGTATGTTTGCCAACAAGCTGTTGGCTACGGCCTCAATTGTGCCGTCATTGTCAGTCGACATAGCGGTGCTGATCTCCTATTTATTGTGTTTTTTATCGAAAACCTTCTCGTCTGTTATTGCAGATTGGAGATAGGACTCGATAACTCTAATTGCATTCACTACTGAATGCGCTTGCTCTCTCAACTCTGTATCCGTAGGAATAGAGTTTAGAAATCTGTTTACCTGTTCCTTTTTGATGTCATCCATAACTTTTACGAATGACTCGTTATGCAATAGCTCTCTGGCTCTAGCAGCCTTTTGCTTTACATCCATTAAATGCCTCTAGGCTCGTTTTGTAATTGTTTGATTCTGGCAACATCTACAGCAGTGCCGTATTTGCCAACAACCTCTGCGCCTTTAATTAATAAGTCTTGGTCCATCTTGTCTCGTTCTAGGTCATCTTTAGCGGCTGCCTTCTGAGCGTCTAACTGCATCTTCATCATATCGCTCTCAGCTCTAGCCTGAGCCTTCATCTGCTCCGCCTGTAGGTAGGCCTGATTCGGATCAGCCTGGCCTTGTGCTGCCGCCTGCTGTGCTGCCTGAGCCTGTTGCAGTAACATTTGCTCGATCTCAGGAGACATTGGAGCAAAATATCTGTCAGCATTTCTAATTCCAGACATTGAAAGCATATCACCAAGAGTATTGCGGATATTGGTCATAGTGACTAATCCGTTTTGCGGTCCATATGTTTGATAAACCATCATCTGCTGCTGTAAAGTATTATTCAGGGCAACCATCTTCTGTTCTTCTTTGCCAGTACCTAATCCAACATTGATAGTCAGGTCCATGTCGCTGTTCCAGACTCTAGGGTCTACAGGGATAAACTGGCCATTCAATCTCATGATTACTTCATCTTCAGAATTTTTGGTCATCTCATTAAGCATTAGCTTGAACATCCGTTTCATTCCACCTTCAGCAAAGTTTCTGGCGATAACCTCAATCTGTCCTGCTGCTGCGCTCATAGTCATAGATACAGCAGTTGCGGTAGCGTTCTGCAAGGCATCTGGGTCAAGCCCCATAGACGCTCTTGATACACCTGTCTTAGACTCAACCTGATCATCCATGTACTGAAGTGCTGGCAGAGTAGAACCAGCAACAAAAGGAACAGGGTTAGCCTGGATAGCTCCGATCTGCTTCATGCGGCGGATTGCTCCAATCTCATTGTTCAGAACATCATCCATGTTTACCAAATCTTCAACCACATCAAGAGGAGGATTGTTGGTTAGTGCCACGTTGTCCAAAACACCTCGAAGGACAGAAGTGCAGGCATCTTGGTCATTAAGAATAAGATCGGCAACTGAGCGACCATAGAATGTATGCGGCTCTGGGTCGCACTCAAAGACGGCAAAAGGAATCTCGTCAGCCAGTTCGTAATCCAATACCTTGTATGAGCTACCACCCAAGATAAATTTGTAAAGCTGTGCGATACCAGCACCATCAATATCCATATACATATAAGCTTCAGTGACTAGCACCATCTTCATTGATGGGTCACGATAATCTTCTTCAGCTCTGTCACGATAGAATCCGCTTCGAGCGTACTGCTCCTCATCAACCAGTGAAGCAGAATCAGAGATGCCTGATAATTCAATTACATCATCAAAGTCATAGCCCATCTCAACCAAATCACCAACACGCATCTCGCTTCTCTGGCAGACAACATAAGCATCATCAATAGAGCGAGCATTCCTGTCTACAAAGAATTCTTCAGGTGGGACAGACTCAACACAAAGCCTGCCATCTTCCTCTTTACGGATAATCTTGATTGAGTGCTTGGTGTCCTCAATCTCAATGCCGGTTTCATCAATCTCTATGCTAGTTTCTTCTGAGTGTTCAATAACCTCGATGTCATCCTCATTGACAATCAGTGAGAACTCCATGTCATTCAAATCATTAAAGGTGTACGTAGTTCCTTTCTCATAAGTTTCCCAGTAAACTTTGACGATGCCATTCTTTTTAATCAAGGCATCATGGAATACATCGTTTAAAACTTTATATCCGCCAATCTCGCCAAACTTCCAGTGCATATATCTATTTGCCTGTTCAGCGTTAGCAACATCCTCTGGCCCCATAGGCATAAACTCTACAGGTCGCTCAGAAGATAAAAAGATTCGCATTAGTGAGGGTTTGATGCCTCTGACAATATCACGGACCTTAGTAGCTACTACCCTAGAACGCCCAGGCTCATAACCAATATCAACCTCACCATCAAAGTACCTTTGAGACTTGACGCGCTCAGGAG